CAATTGTTTGAGTTTTAACTAAAGTTAATCCTGCCCCACTAGCAGGAGCAGCCCATTTTAAACCTGTTGCTGTCGCACTATCCGCTACTATCCTTCAAGAACAATCTCAGAGGATTGTGCTTAGCCTAATAGCAGGCGTGCTTCATCCTCGGTTAGCCCTAAGCGATCTAAGACCGCCTGGCGCTGGGTTGCTTTGGTAGCGGCTTCGGTTATTTCCATTTCATATTTTGCTTGGTCTGTTTGATATTGAGCAAACTCAGCAGCGTTCATTTCCCGATCAATAATCTCATTGGTTTCGCTGTTATGTATTCTTATCATTGGCCTAGTCATTAGTTCACTCCATATACTTTAATTGTTCCAGCACTTAAACCAGCACCAGTACCAGATATACTAAAAGATGAAATTGCTGATGTAGTATTTATTTTACCAACACCCATTACTGCGCAAGGATCTTGATCTTGAAATTGAGCATCCCAGTGCATAACTTTAGCATTGCTTGTATTTGCATAATCATAAATCCAAATCATAAAAGCATTACTTGATCCTGAAAGACTTGATCCAACTAAATCTTGATTGTTTTGTTGCCCACTGTTATACATACCTGAACCAGGATTAAACCCAATTCTTGCGTATGTTATTAATGCAGAATTACCATTTGGTTGAAAATATAAAGTTCCAACTCCAGCAATTTGTTGAATATCAATAAACAAATGTTTGTAAGTTTGATTTATGCTTGAAACTGTTGTAACGCCTGAACAGGTTGTAGTGCTAAGTAGAGTAAATGCACCACCAGCCGCAGGAGCCGCCCAGCGGAGGCCTGTTGTTTCTGCCGAATCCGCTACGATACTTGCGATGGGGATTGTTCCAGGCACAATTGCTAACGATTCTGCTACCCCTTTTGGGATTATGCCTAGACAAAGAACATTCGCAGATATAGGATTCCCTGACTATGGAACAAATACCGCTAGAAATAATCAAAGAAAAACTGAAAAACAGATACGAAACTCAAGGCTTCGCTGAAGCCCTATTCAGGAATGATTTTAACCTGCTAGTTCGCTTGGGAGTTCATCCCCAGGTGGCTACTACTGAGGATTTGCAACGGCTAGTAATGACCGTTAAGGCAGCCTCTACTAAAGGAACCTACGCCGCAAGAGTTCGCAGTATTTTTAAAGCGCTGCGCAAAATGGGTTTAATAGACAATATGGCCGATCTTGATCTGCCAGCAGTTCGCAAGGGGCGAGGATTACCGCACCCATTAACGCCAGGTGAAGCCGAATTAGTTATGACTAGAGCCGATCTACCAATGAGAGATTGGTTTATTATTGGCTGCAAGGCTGGCCTGCGTGCTATGGAGGTTGCAAACCTTCGTGGGGTTGATTTAGAAAAAGTTGATGATGGGCATATTCTCAGAGTTGCTGGCAAAGGTGGAACTGATTTATCTGTACCAGTAGCCGATATTGTTGCTCAAACAATTTTAAAGCACGAAACACCAGGCAAAATTTGGTCAGTTACTCCTAACCGATTAACCAAATTATGTTCCTTGGAAATGAAGCGGCTTGGAATTCCAAAGAAAACCTTTCACGCCTGCCGCCATTATTTTGCAACCAATATGCTAGAGCGATCAAACGGCGATCTGCTAGCAGTAAGAGATTTGATGAGGCACTCATCAGTTGCAACCACTCAGGTTTATACGCAACTCGCCAGCGGTAGAACTCGATCATTAGTGAATCTGTTGTAAGTTATGCTGCTATTTGATTTTCCAGATGTAACAAAAAGCATCGATGATGCCGTCGATGCTATTGAGGATTCGGGGCTTATCTAAAGGAGAGTAATGCCAATTAGTTCAAGCCAAACAACAGTTACTACTGCCGCAACTTTATTAGTAGCAGGAGATGCTCAGGCTGAGGAAGTTCACTTTCATTCATCATCAGGCATAATTTATTTAGGTGATAGCAATGTAACTTCATCAACTGGATACAGAATGGATAATGGCGATAAAGCAGTTTTTGCTAATCACGAAAACGCAATATATGGCATTACTTCAACAGGTACCGCATTAATGAGTGTGTTGGTAATTACCAAATGACCGCTAACGAATGGGCTTCAATCGCTGTTGCGGTTGGAACCTTAACTGGATTTTTAGTTGCAGGTGTAAGATTTTTAGTTAAGAGTTATCTTTCCGAACTTAAACCCAATGGTGGAAACTCGGTTCGGGATCGCATTGATAGTATAACCTGCCAAGTTGATCGGCTAGAAGCCAGGATAGATGAAATTTACAGATTATTAGTTAAAAAATAAAAGGGGTGTTATGAGTAAAGTAGTTGCGATAGCCAAAGCACAAATTGGCTATAAAGAGAGTGGCAACAACAATACTATTTTTGGTAAATGGTATGGCGCTAATAATCAACCTTGGTGCGCTACCTTTGTTTCCTGGTGTTTTAATGAGGCTGGTTTAATATCTAATATTGCAGCACAAAGCAAGAAGGGGTTTGCCTCTTGCGATGCGGGCTTAAAATGGTTTGCTAAGAAAAACAAAGTAATTCCAATAGGTCAGGCTCAGGCTGGCGATATTGTATTTTTCCAGTTTGATAAGGATATTGAGCCTGATCATGTCGGAATCGTAAAGTGGAACAACACTGCGCTAAAATACCTGCAAGTTATCGAAGGTAATACCTCAAGTGGTAATGTAGGAAGCCAATCAAATGGAGATGGTGTGTATCTTAGGAAACGCTCCTACTCCCTGATAATGGGCGTAGTTCGCCCTTAAAGGATAAATATGAATAAATTAACTGCTAAATTAAAAGACCCTAAAACAATTGCTGCTTTTAAATCTTATGCAAGAGCAGTTCTAGCATCAGCGGTAACAATGGGAATTGCACTCGCTGCTGATCTTGCTCCTCAATATGCAATCTTGATTGGCGGTTTGGCTGCTCCATTGGCTAAATGGGCTGATAAGACAGAACAAGAATACGGCATAGGTTCTAAGTAAATAAATGAATCGGGGGAAAATTTTAGATGAGGCTAAAGCGCTCACTTACGCCGACAGGCAAGATGATTATGGAACGCCTGCTATTAACTTTAATCGTATCAGCAGGCTTCTATCTGCTTATCTCGATTGCGAGATAACACCAGAGCAAGGCGCTATGATTTGCGCACTGATCAAAGTAGCAAGATCAATGGAAACCTATAAGGCAGATAATTACATTGATGGCGCTGCTTATTTTGCGATTGCGGGGGAGTTAGCAAATGGTGGATAGTGATTTAATAGTTCTTATTCCAACTAGGGGGCGGCCTGATAATGCCGTTGCTTTAGAACAGGCTTTTGTAGATACAAATACAAAGGCTGTAAGATTTTATATTGTAGATTTTAATGATGAAACTCGAAGCGAGTATTCCTGGAAACTGCCAATTGAATCTGTAATTATGATTCATAATGAAACTGGTGGGATGGCTTATCCACTAAATTACATCGCCCGCCAATTTATAGGCGAGTTTGATAACTTTGCATTTATGGGTGATGATCACCGCCCAAGAACTGCTAACTGGGATGAGAAGTTTGTTGAGGAACTTTATACAGGCTCAGATATTGTTTATGGCAACGATCTATTCCAAGGCTCAGCCCTACCAACTGCGGTTGCGATGTCGGGTGAGATTGTAGAAGCCTTGCGAGGAATGGTTCCTGATACTCAGCGCCATTTATACCTAGATAACTTCTGGCTAAAACTTGGGCAGGATTTAGGCAAGATCAAATACCTACCTGATGTAATCATTGAGCATTGCCACGCCTTTAATGGTAAGGCACCGATGGATGAAAATTACGCTAGGGTAAACGCTCCTGAAGTTTATTCAGCCGATAAAGTTGCCTATGATAATTACATTACCAGCGATCAATACCAAACGCTGCTAACTAAACTTAAATGAAAATCCTAATTACAGGTGATGAAGGTTTTGTAGGTAGAGCCTTTCATAGAGCGCTAGACACAAAGAATAATGAAGTAGTTGGCTTTGATATTAAATCAGGCATCGATGCTCGCAAATTCTTTGCAGCCGATAACACTTACTTTGATGTTGTAATCCACTTGGCCGCCGTTGTCGGTGGCAGAGCCACTATTGAAGGTAATCCTTTGGCAGTTGCCACTGACCTGGCGATTGATTCTGATCTTTTCCAATGGGCGCTTAGAACCCGCCCTGGGCGAATAGTTTATTTCTCATCCTCCGCTGCTTATCCAATTATGTTGCAGCGAGCAAGATTTAAAGCAAAGTTATCTGAGCAAGATATAAATTTAGAACACATTAGAACTCCCGATCAAACTTATGGTTGGAGTAAATTAACTGGCGAGATGCTGGCGCAGTACGCCAGAGATGAAGGCTTGAAGGTAAGTATCCT